AATGTCGTATTCATTCGCCCACGTTCTAGGATCGTACTGTACGTACTTACCACGCATACGGATAATCTTAGCCTTGTCCTGATACTTGCCCAATAGATGCAAGATAGCTCTGAACAACGACTTAACGCCAGTGTCAGCAAAGATACGAGCGATCAACTCTAGCTTACCGCTATTAGACTTCATCATAGCCGCTACAGCAGTTGCAGTAACGTTAGACAATATATCTGGATCTAAACCTGATGAAGCGTCTGTAACGCCTGTACGCTTGGCTGCAACACCGTCAAGGTATTCAAACATTGGGAACGCTTGACCAGTAACGCTAGGTACTTGCAAAGGTATCAGAGCATTAGGATTCTTTACTCGGATAATACCGCCAGGAGTTGCATTAAGCATATCGTCAAGATTAACCTGACCATCAACCACGCCAACACGAGCATTGTTCGTTAGATACAAGTTATCCAAAGTCTGACGCATTAACGTGGACTTGATTAACTGAATGTCCATCGTTCTGTCAGCTAATGACTGACCAAAGAACTTGTGCGGAATTGGGATCGGACACAACGAATGGAACGGAATTAAGTCAGTCTCATCGTCATACAGAATCTCGTTACCGCAGTAAACAATCCTGCGTAACTCAGCGATACCGTCCTCGTCCTCGTCAATACGTATAAAGCACTCGTATATCTCAACTGTCTGCATCGAGAAGTCTAAGCTAGGAGCTGAGTCAGGCTGCTCACCTTGATCGAATCGTGCGATACGCTCAGGACTGTAAGTTAAATCGTCATAGGTTGGCAGACTGTCAACTACGTCTTTATCGTAACCCATAGCGATAAGATCACTACGTGGCACTAAACGTCTGTGTGCCACGAACGGAGAATCGTCAATAGTCTTAGCAGCCTTAGAGATCAAGAACTCCTCTGGTGGCACGTTCTCAATACGTACATTACCTGACTTCTTAACCTTCTTTACCGTTACAGAGTAAGACGGAGCCATAATCGGCATACCCATCTCGTCAACTCCAGCCTCAACCATCTCTACCTTCTGACGTACAACTTCCATTGACTCGTCAGATAGCAATAAGGCAAGTTCTTCTTCTGTAAGATTCTTGTACTTCTCTTTGACTACATCTTCTTTTGATTCCCAGTAAGACTTAACGATACCTGTCTTTTGTAGCAGCGCATCCTTAAACCAGTTATGCAGAATCAGCAGACCTTCGTTCTCACGATAGAACACCCAGTTACAGTATTCAGTAGCTTGTTTTGCGCTTTCTTCGTCATTAGGTGACTTAGGCTCAAAGTAAACAATGTCCTCTGTTGTCGTAAAGACACGTAGAAGCTGTGGCAATGCGCCATCAATAGCTTCAGCTACTTCGCCTGTAACGATCTGGCTACGACCTTCTACCTCATTACCGTAAGCCTCACGTAAGTAATACTGTAAAGCCCTAGTACGCTCGTCAATAGTTTCAGAGTCGATGTATCCGAGTGCGTTCTCGATCTCGTTCTCTAAAATACTTTTTACTTGTCCTGAATCCATAGCTAAACCCTATGCGGATATTTTGCTTATTATACAACCCATTTAGTATTTATTGGGATATTTGATGACCATGAATCGTCTGATTCGTCAAGTGTTATCGCTAAATACCTGAAACTATCTGAAGCGTGAGATGCCCAGTCATGTAGCGGTTTCTCGTAATAGACGTTCTGCTTCTCGTTGTATTCCCTACGATAGTTACGTAAAGCATTAACGCCTTGCTTAGTCTTATCCTTGTCAAACCAACAACGTGGTAGCAATCTACGCACTGCCTGTATGCCGTCAGCAACAGATAATCTAGGAGCTACAGTAATCTCTAGTCCTGCTTCTTGGAGGACTTCTTGTCTGCTGCGTCCTGTCCCCAGTTCACGCACCGCAACGTCATGTGGAAGGTACTGGTCGAAACGTTCATATCTATTTTCTTTGAGCCAATTGACATACCAATCAAGCCCGACCCCGTGGTTTTCCACGAAATCAAGCAGCCTGACTTCTTTGCCAACCAATTGAGCCACCCACAAACAAGTAGAGTCACCCATACCCAAATCCCAAGCCACATAAGACTTGCAAAGATCGTCACGGTCAATAGTGGTGATACGACCCTTTGCTTCAAGATCGTTGATAATTGACCCATAGTAAGCCCCTTCTACGGCACTATTAAAGTTACATTCGAACTCTTGTTGGTACTTATCCTCACCCATCTCAGCACGAGCATCGTTTAATTCTTTCTCGCTAAGTACGCCTGTCTCGCTAGCCTTAAACTCTAGTAAAGCCCAGCCTTCAGCAGTCTCAGCCCTATCTCTAAAGTCAGCAAAGTGATTACGACCTTTAGGTGTGCCAATAAACAAGCACCAACCTAGTCTATCCGCTAGAGCTGGTCTGATGACTTCGTTCCAGATTTTCGGGTTTTGATCCCCAATCTCGTCAAGCACCACCCCATCTAAATTCAAGTAGATAATCCCAAGCAACACGCTTCGACTGAGCGTAAGTAGGAGCAATATAAGCAAATCGTGGATTAGGCTTGTCACATTCAATTGCAGCCTTTATGAGATGGTTAATAGCACTGACAGTTTTCCCAAATCTTCTATGGGCAACTACGACTGTAAACCTATTGTTGTCAACCGCATCGTGAATTTTTATCTGCAATTCACGGGGTTTGTACGGAATTACAATGTCTGCCAATTTTTACCTTCCCAAATACGATAAATAGCAGATTTACTTACATTAAACTTTCTAGCTAATGCAGTTCCAGTTCCTTTTTTACCGCCTTTTGCCTCACGTATTTCTTTAACTTTGATATCGTCTAACTTAGCCCATTTTGCATTAGAGCCACGATTATTAGGTTGGAAATGTCTACCCATACGCATCATATCTGCTGCGTTTTCTTTTGCAGTACCAGGTTCTAAATGATATGGATTCACGCAATTAGGATTACCGCACTTATGCAGGATTATTTTACCTTTTGGTATTTCTCCACGATAGAGCCTATAAGCTGTTCTGTGCGCTCTTTCGTTGCCTTGACCTCTAGCACCACGACCAATAACTCCATATCCATTTTCATGAGTTGCGCCCATCCATACCCAACAATCCATAAAAGGAATCCGCTCTACCTTTGCCTCAAATCTTTCGGCTAATGACTGTCTCATTTCAGCCATGTCACGCTATGCTCTACTGCGCCACCATCTGCACCTGTTATCTCTGACCTAGCCAGCTTAGGTACGTGGTACTCACATAGCTTATTCATTAGGTCTAAAGCCTTGTAAGGATCGTCCTTAGCTACCTGCTCTAGCCAACCATCCATGTTCTCTACGTTGCGTTCTAGTAGCTTTGCAATAGCTTCCTTAACGATAGATGTTGACTTATTGACCGCACCTTTAGGTCTGCCCTTACCCATATTAGTAAGATTAGCTATTCGTGCATCTTCCTCTATTTTACTGGTGTAATCTGTTTCCATTTTTGCATTACCTTTCTGGTGTCATGCGGTTATTTCTTAATCTAACTTATTTGGCAACTTATCTACCTTGTTAACTTGCACTCCACTTTTCTGTAAGTCATTTAAATAGCGATCTAAATATACCTTTTGTCCTTTTGATAATCCTTTGTATGCTTCTGGAGATACCCATACATTTTGTAAAGACTTTAGTATATTTGATGGCTGCTCAGTTAGCGTAAACTCTCCTGCTCTAGCCATATAAGCAGACTCAAGACCAGGCTTATCAAAATTAGGTCTGCCTTTAAGCCCCTCAGAATTTATTTGATACATAATCCCTTTGTTTTTACCTTGACCTAAAGCCATTTCAGGAGATTCAGCAAAATAAGTAATTGGACTGCCCATAGGATTATTACCTTTTGACATATCCATAAATGATTCACCGCTTACTTCTCTGTATAACTCGCCTTTTGGTAATGGTTTACTAAATCTTGTTATTTCTCCATAATCACCTAATGGCAGTTTTCTAGGAGCTGAACCAACAGCCATACTTAACGCACCTCTAGGAGCCGATCCTACAGAACCACCACCCATAACATTCATTCCAACATTAAGAGCTTCTTCTGGCGGTAAATCGTATCCTTGAGCTGCTGTGTAAGGAGCCGCTAATGCTTTTGCTGCATCGTAAATAAACTGAGGAGCAATTAATCCATATTGTTGACTATATCTCGGCAGTATACTTAAACGATCCTCTCTTGGAGCAATACCAAAAGATTCGTAAGTCTGACGCTCTAATGGAGATAGTAAACCTTGTGGTTTAGCCATATATTTCCTCGTACTTGTCAGGACGGTTAATCCGTATCCATTCTCTAGGTTCTTCGTGGCACTTTGCGTAGTCCATTCCTACTGTCTGCGATCCCGCATGATGGACATAAGCCGTACTGACAAAATGACTGAACCCTGCTTTAGATAGATCATCGCACATAATGTTATCTGAATACCAATTAGTGCTAGGGAATCTTGCTGTCTCAAACGCCTGTTTACTGATGTAAGCGAAAATAGGCGCAATAACCCCTACTTCTTTGATGTGATCTTCTGATGCCCATTTTAACCCAGAGATAGAATCATTAGTAATACTACAACGAATATTTTGATCCCAAGACGATAGCTTGCATAATTATTAATAAGTCTGAGAACTAGGGAAAAGGATTCCCATCACTTAACACAACATCCTAATTCTCAGGCTTTTTAGTAATGCCCCAAAAATATAAATCAGCCGGACTATCGCAAGTCGAGAATCCATACTCTATAAACTTACTCATATCGCAGCTAGATTTAATGTCATGTTCTGTTAGATTACGATAATAGTCACCACAAAACGGTGCGTCTGACCTGCTTGTCCTGCTTGTGCCATGCTCAGGTCTGCCTGTAGTAGCGCAAGTCATAATCACTAACCCTTTGCACATCCTAGCCATATTGTTAAACGTAGCTATCCACTCAGGATTATGCTCAAAGCACTCACAGCTTGCCACTACGTCAAAGGTATTATCAGGGAACTCTAACTTCTCACCGTACTCTACGATGTCAACTCCCTTACCTTCTCCGAGATCCACCCCAATATAGCTACAATTATCAAAAAACTGCCTTATGGAACCGTTTATATCTAGGCTTCCAATCTCCAAGATTCTTTTCTGGGAGAAATATTGCGGAAACTTTTTCTTCAGACTCGATACAAAGTCGAGTTGACTCTGGTGGCTCACTTTTTCTTTGCTTTGTTTGTTTTGGTACGGCTTCCACGCATTGGCAGACTAATCTCAATCTCGATCTTTCCGTTTTTCTTACCATTCTTTTCTTCTTTATCTTCCATCATGCAATTCTTACCGCCTTTGCACTCACCACCTTTACACTTAGGACAAGATTTCATGCCTTTCATTTCTTTTTATTCCTTTCAGATATTGCTGCTGCTTTCTTTTTTGCATCAGCTTTTGAACTTGCACCCCAAGCATTTAGACTTAACAGCAGTCTAGTAGGCTCACCGTTAGGTTTTCTCTCAGCACCAGGCATATTACCCATGCGAGCTAGAAAACTTGCCCTACGTGGATTATCGCCTGATTTAACTGGAGCTTTTAGATCAGAGCCAGGATTCTCAGCTTCGTAAGACTTACGACCTTTCTCGTTAAGTCCGCCTTTAGCGTTCTTCCCAGCTTTCTTTGTCCAAGCAGCACTCATTTCTTTTTCTTCGCAGTCTTAGCAGCTAACTTGAAGTCTGCCTTAGTTGGCGCACCTTTGGTTCCAGGCTTCTTCATCTTTTCGCCAGAACCTTCTTCTATACGCTTACGTTTAGCGTGAATGTTTGCGTAGAGTCCTGTTTTCATTTCTTACCTTTCTTTTTAGATACCCCTGCCTCGCTGAGAGCGATGGCTACAGCTTGCTTTTGAGATTTAACTACAGGGCCACCTTTGCCTGAATGAAGCTCACCCTTACCGAACTCCTTCATTACCTTGCTAACCTTCTTAGCTGCTTTAGTTTTCTTCATCATTTAAGATTTCCTTTACTTTGTCCAGTAGTTCCCATTGTGTACCATACACACGCTCCCAAGCCTTGCGACCCATTCCATGTATTCCTTTGTTGCCTCTGTGATGTAAAGGACATAAAGGTAAGGTATTAGTATGACTATTTCGTACTCCTAAACCTAATCCTATATCTCGAATATGATGTATCTCGCATGGTGTTTGCGGATAACCTTCATTAAAGCAAATTATACAACCTATATTTGCTACTTTCGATAAATATTCTTTGTCTGATTTCTTCATTGTCTTTTTGTTAATGCCTATTTATTGAGCAGTCATAATTATCTGGTAGCATTCTTTTACAGCGTTCGGGCTGTGTTTACTTGGAGAAATTTTATGATCACAATTACTGTTGGCGATATGGTTATTTATGTTGAGTCCGATGATGTTGTTGAGTACGAGGACGATGTTGAGTTTGAGGACGATGGTTTTGAGTACGATGAATATGGCATAGCTTGGTCTTTCGATGAAGAAGAAGAAGTCTGGTACTGGTACTGTGAAGAAGATTGTGAATGGTACGCAGACGAGTTCGATTACTTTGAAGATGAAATCTAAAACGTAGACTTGTCTACAAACCGATTAGAGGCTTCCTGAGAACGCCATACATCTACCCTAGCCTGAGCCGCTATGAGCATCCAGCGTAGCGTCTCAGCTCTTTCTACAGCCTCCCTAAGCCCTTCTAATACTGCTTGATACTCTGGATGAGCGTAAGCATCAGCTTCCTTCTCTGCCATCGTATTCTTCATGCTATTTTGAAAACATAACGCTTTCTTAGTCTTACGGAATTCTG